CCGTGTCAGCCATGTTAGTGTCCTACGCCTACAGCAGTAGCACTTACAGCACCACTAGATGATATTGTATGCTTAGCATGTTTTTCAATAGTGATTTCATCGCCTGCTGTGTGTAACAAAGTTGTACCTAATGTTGTACTACCATCTTTAACCGTAATAGTATTACTACCTGCAGTAGCAACTATTCTTACAAAGTGTGCTTTACCAATATCGTTATCAGATAAAGTACCTGCAACAGCTGATCCTTTTAGTATAAATGTTCCCATTTCTATCTCCTTAAAATTGTTAACGTTTCTTTATCAAAATACGTCATTAAATCTTGTTTACTTACACCAAATTGTTTTGCAGCTGTATTGACGTTTTTTTCAAAGTTTGATATTACATCTGCGTCTTTGTCAGCAGCTCTGAATATCATATCTACAGCACGCTTCATTTTAGGCGTAAGTTTATTGTATTGCCTAGTACGTTTGTAATCGTTGCCTTCAGTTATATTATCTTTAATAAAATTACTGAGCCACTTCATCACTTGCTACCTCTGGTGCAGGAGTTTCAGCACTTATATCATTACCACTAAACACATTCGCTTCTGGAGCGTCTGCGCCTTGTTGTCCTGTAAATACTGATCTAGCCACATCAACTTTAGCGTCATCTAAGGCTGCACTAACTTTATCTGCAAGAGCATTTTTTATATCATCTCCTGCCTGTTTAGCGTCACCTTTTTGTAGTGAATTAACAAACTTGTTTAAATTTTCTTTACTCATACTATTATTTATCTCCTATTACTTTTTTTCTTTAGGTGCTTCTGCCTTTTTTTCTTCTTTTTTAGGCTCGGGCTTCACTTCTTGTTTTTTAGGAGCAGGTTTCTTTTCTACGTAAGGAACGCCACCTGCACCATATCTAATTACTTCTTCCGACATCTTTTTCTCCTTCTTTTGGTTTTAATGTTGGTTCTTCTTTTTTACTGCCATTCGCTTCTTTACGAGGCGTGATGACAGGGACTTCTTCGGCTTGTCCTTCAGAACCTTCTTCTTCAATTTGTTTATCAATTTCTTCAATTTCTGTTTCATTTTGTTTTAATATCTTGGTTCGTATATACTCATTAGAGAAATACTTACCAACATAACCTTCTAATTGTTGAGCAAGTTGCACTCTTTCTCTCATCATTTCGCTGTGCTTCAATTCAGCAAAATAACCATCTTGTAAGAAAGAATATGTAATATCGCCTTGCATACTATCCCATTCTTCAGGTGCAATGACGCCTTTTAAAATCAATTGTGTTTTCAATAGATCATGGAAAAGCATACAGAATTTTTTACGTAGTCTGCCTACAAATTTAGTAAACTTAACTTCATCTCTACTAATTTCAGCTGCACGACCTAGATTAAATCCTTGACCGCCTTCTAATCTACTGATTGGTATATTAAGTGAACGATATAGTTTCTTTTGGAAGTATTCTATATCTGCAATCTCACCTAAATTTTGACCACCTGGTAAAGTAGTAATTTCAGTACCTCTCCCACCTTCTCTACGAGGTAACCAAAAGTCTTCTAACATACTCATATAGTTTCTGTCATCTCTTATTTCACCAGTACTTGCGTCATATACAAGTTTGTTTCTATATCTAGCCATAACATCTCTTAAATATTGTTCAGCCTTGATTTTAGGTAAGTTACCTACATCAATATAGAATATTCTTCTTTCTGGTGCACGAGCAATTCTGTATATTACAACAGCGTCTTCAATCATTCTTAATTGATTGACAGGTTTAATTGCTTTATGTAAATAAGATAAAACTTGATTGTGAGTCTGATCTACTAATCCAGACGGACAAAATGCAATAGCGTCTGTCGCTATTCTTAACCCACCTGCGTTTGATGTAGCAGTAGGGTGTATTCCTCTTTCGTTGAATATATAATATTCTTGGAATTTGTTTTCAAAAGCAAATGAAGAAGGCATACCATCTGTTCTTTGCTTTCTAACCTCTCTAATCTTTTTGATTTTACGAGGGTCTATATATCTTAATTCTGTTATCCCTAATCTAGGACTATCTTTATCTATAATTTTATGATAGTACATTCTACCATCTACGTACCATCTTCTAAAGATGTCATGTCCTTTTATATCAAAGTTTAATAACTTTAATACTTCTAAAAAGGATTCTCTTATTTTCTTTTTGATTGATTCGCTGTACTCTATTTTACTTAAATCTAGTTGTACAGATTGTTGATTTTCATTAGATACAATTGCTTCTGAAATTATATCTTCAATTGCTAGGTCGCACTCGGGATGTAGTGCTACTTCCCTATATCTTCTTATTAAGTCTAGCTCGTTTCTAGCCGTTACATCAAATCCACCGTAAGACGCAAAGAACCCACCAGCAGGGACGGTTTGTGTACCGTCCTCCGCTTGTGGTGGAACTATGTTTTGTCTTGCATCGGTTGTAGCGGTTTTTGTACGCTCTATCTTAAACCCGAATAGTTCAGCCATAATTTAGTTTCTCCTGTTACTATTACTTATGTTAATATTAAGTAGTAGTATTTGTTTCAAAGTATTGGTATCTATGTGTAGCAGTAAAACTCTCTACGGAGTTGTTATCACTATACGATAGAGCAATATCATCCAGAGTTGTTGGAAACATTCCTCTGAACGTGTATGATTTAATCACGTTACCATTTCGGTCTAACTGATCTACAAATGCGTCAACTTGATAATCAACAGGATTTACTAATCCTTCGTTATCTGACATATTGTTGATACCGTTTAACCATCTTTCGTATGCGTTTCGGATTAAGAAGTTTGTATCATTTAAGATAGTTGTAGTCCATGTAGCAAATGTTCTATCACCTGCAACATATAACTCCCTACCTCTAAATGGTATTGCAACTTCCGTTACCGTCATACCAGGTAAAGATGTAGATGTAGTTAAGAAACTCATAGTTTCTGTTTCAGCACCCACACTTGCGAAACCTGGGAAAGGCATTGTTACTCTAAACTGATTGGCACGAGCTCCACCGCCTCTTAACTTAGCTTTAAAGTCATTTATATTTGGCATGTGTTTATCCTCCTACCACTTCTTCAAATGCAACGCCTGATCTTGTTGCAACGAATTGTAATGTTATAAAGTTGATTGATCTATTTGGTTTAACAAATATATCTGCTCTAAACTCATTTCTATCAATGACATCAGCAGTATTGTTAGAAGAATCACAAGTAACTAAAAAGTCTGTAACTCCTCTTCTACCTTGTACATCTCTTAAAAATGGTTCAACTATGTTTCTAAATTGAGCTCTTGTAAACTCGTCATTAAATTCAAATAGTTGAAATTTAGAAGCTGTTGAGATTGCCTTCTCTAAAGTGATAAACAATCTTCTAACGTTTATTCTATCAAACGCACTCGGCTTTGTTAATCCAGTTTTATCACCAAACAATAAAGTACCTTGTCCTGGTAATGTTACAACTGGGTTAATTCTAGCTCTGTACAATTCATCCCTTTGTTCTTTTGTTGGGTTGTAAGCAAGTTTAACCGCACCTCTAATTACTCCTCTGTTGAAACCAGCAGGTGAGAACCATGTATCTGCGATTAAGTCTGTTCTTGCAGCCAATCCAGCAACGTCTCCGTTTAAAGGAACATATCTGAATACGTCATTATATTTGTCGTATGTGTATTTGTAACCACTATCAAATACTACGTAAGATGATGATCTGATACTATCAAAAAATCCTTTTACGTTAGTTGTTTGAGTAGTTGAATTTGTTACATTTACAACATCTGCTCTTTCAGGTGATACAAAAACGATTGCGTCTTTTCTGTTTTCAGCAATAGTAATTAGGTTATCTACGTGAGTAGCGTCACCTTTACCACCGATGATTAAGTTTGCGTCAACCGTGTCTGCGTCATTGTATTTTTCGTAAGCAGTTTTTAATTCAGCAGTTGTTACAGCAGAACCGTTAACACCTCCTGATAGTGATCTAGCAAATACAGCAGTTACAGCAGTAAATGTTGTACCTGAAGCAGCTGATCCCCAATTTGAACCACTTGAATTGTGATCCATCCAGTAGATGTATTCTGATTGATTGTAGATTACATCTGGATAGTAGTTAGTATCACCTTGTGGGTTTTTTGCGTCAGAAGCTTTTGATACTCTTTCGTAAACTTCTAATACTTCCCCAGCAGTACCTGTAATACTTCCGTCTTCGTCAACTACTACCACGTGCATTTCATCATTTGATCCACTTCTTGTAGATACATAATCTGAAGTGCCTGGTGCACCATCAACTAGATCATAATATTGCCATCTTCTTCTTACGTTTGATCCGTTTGCAACAGCTGTGTGTAATCCGCCTGTGCCTGAAGGATGTCTTACGAAAGTAATTGTAGTACCACTAACATCCGTAATTCTATATTCATGTCCTCCAGCTTCGCCGAAGTTAATAATATCACCGTTTAGGAAACCAGTTCCTGAAGTTAAAGTGATTGTAGTATCACCGATTGCTGTTGATGAATCGTTGGTTGTTGTTTTTGCAGTTTCTTCATATGCCGTTGCACTCGGACAACTAGAAACTCTTAAACTATTACCCCATGTACCTGCTGTTCTTGCAGCCCATTCGCCGACGCTTGCAGACCCATTGTTGAATGGTCCTGTTGTACCGTCACCGTTGGAGTAATGATCTGTATTCTTTATTCTGATCGCTGTGCCAGATGAAACAGCGTTAACACTTGAGGCGTTTGTTGCTCGTACTACCCTTAAACTTGATGAATACTGCAAGAAACTAGCAGCACTAAACCAAAATTCAAAGTTTGTAGAGTCAGGTTTACCAAACGTTTCTACTAATTCTTTCTCCGAACTAATAGACGTTACTTCGTCCATAGGTCCTTGATTGAACTGACCTGCAACAGCACCGATCGTAGTTGCTACTGCTGGTATTACGTTAGTTAAATCTTTCTCTTTTACGAGAACACCTGGTGAAACTTGAAATGCCATATTTGTTCTCCTCTTATTAGCTAATAGGTATCATTAATCTCGTTTATATTTATAAAATATCACCTTTTCGTACGGTCACAGGAGTCCATACTTCACCACTATCGTCTTGTTGATATTCTTCTTCCTGACCATCATTCATAAACCCGAAAGGCGCCATATCTTGTTCTATTGCGTTTTGTTGTTCAGCGTACATTCTAGCACGTACATCTTGGTCTGTCATTTCTTTAAAATATCTTTGATTTGTTATCCATGCAAATATAACGCAACACATAACTAAATCATCATTAGAACCTTCTTCAGCCTGCCAACCACTACCACGTCTTACAAATGTTGATAACTCTTGTATTGTATGAAAATCATTTATCAATATCTTGTCACCTTCTAACAATGATTTTAAGTTAGAACAACCTATACGTTTTACTTGTTTTGTCATACGTACACCTAATTGTGTACCTCTCTTACTAAAACCACCACCTAATATTTGACCTGCTCTACCTTTCATCATACACATTAATAGATTAGTATATTCTAATTCAAATTGTAAAGCGTCTGCTATTTGATGACCTAAATCATTTACTTCAACACATACATGAGCATTGTTATATTCTTTTGCGACTTTCTCAATTGTATGAGGAAACAATATAGGTTTGATTTCATTATCTCTAAATTTTGCAACCATCTTATATGGCATTTGCGATACATCAAATACACAAAATGCTGAATAATCTCTTACGGTACCTCTTGCAACGTCAACCGTAATAACATAGTCTTTACCTTTTTCTGCTCGTTTGTACATATCAAATCCTGCGTTTGATACTATAGGTGTATCGTGTGATAAGTTTCTTAATTTAGATGGATTGATTAAAGTATCTACTGATCCTACAAACTCACACTCAAACTCGGTAGCAAATTGTGCCTCACTTGTGTTTCTAATTGTTTCATCTTTCCATTTTTCATCTCTACCAGGCACCTCTGACCAATGTACTTCAATAGGTACATAGTCATTTCTTTTATGTTGAGCGTCATTCCATAGTTTATAAAACATATTCATTCCATGTGGTGTAGATACAATCATAACTTTAGAAGATTTACCAGAAGAAATTGTAGGATAAACTGAACTAAAAAACTGCTCAGATATATTGTTAGGTATGAAAGCAAACTCATCAAGGAATATTATATTAAATGAACCACCTCGAATCGCACTTGAAGATGTTGCAGCCGCAAGTATTTTACTGCCGTTTTCTAATTCTAAAGAACCTTTGTTCCAATTTAGTACACCTTGTTGTAACCATTTAGGTAAATTTTCATATGCAAGTTGTAATCTGCCTAATAAATCTCTAGCAGTTGATGATTTGTTTGCAAGTATAGCAACGTTTATATTGTCATTGAATATAACTTGATGTAATAGATATGCAATAATTGTAGTTGACTTACCTGACTGCCTAGGTAATTTACAAATAGAAAAACGATTATCGTGGAATGTCTTAACCATTTTCTCCTGAAAAGGGTACATATTAAAAGGTACTAGACCTTCATCAATGTTTACAATTTTAGTATAAGTTTTTATAAAGTGTATAGGATCTTCCATACACTTTGCGATTTCTCTAACTTGTTCTTCGGTATAACTTTGTTGTAGATTTGCTTTATATAAATTAGGATTACCTAGATATGCTTCAGTCATATTTGTGCTCCTCAGGATTAAAGCCATCTTTAAATGTTTTATCTTCCTCAGGAGTTACGTTCTTATTTTTATTCTTTAACATTTTATGTAATTCTGCTGAAGACCCAACAAATAAAGCTTGTTTTATATTCGTACTTGTTTTATTAGGTACGTCTTTAAGTGTTTTAAGTTTACCTTGTAAGTCTTGTAGTTTGTCAACCGTATCAGCAACTTGTTTGATTAAGTTACCTGCAACTTCGTATGCTCTAGGGTGTTGACTTTCATTTGCAATATCTAATATACCTTGTATGGCGTCTTGTCCTCGTTCAATAAGATTATAATAGTTTTCTCTACTATATTTGTAATCGTTATCAACGTCTTCTTTTTCTTTATCTTCCATCCTAGGAACAGGTGGAGTAAATTCTTTTTTGACTACAGCTTTAGTCGCTGGTTTCTCGTTAGAGATACCCAGGGCTTCGTTTATTTTCTCGTCTATGCTCATAATTATGCGTCACTATCTGTACTAGGATTATAATTTTTAGAATCCGTATAGGTACTTATAGTTGTAGTAAACCCGAAATCGTCATCAGCGTCAGCCGATGTTGGATTAGGTACAACAACAATTCTTTCTTCTCTTGTAGGACTTCCTGTAGTATCTGAATATAAATCAGTTTGTGTTTCTTTAATAACTTTACTAGAATATATAGGACCATATAGATAAGTTTTTGCTGTAAAGTTTAATGTGTAGTTTACTGCTCGTCTTTGTGTAAATGCACCATCATAT